AAGATGCTTTGGTGGTTGCTACGCTGGAAGAAGCGATGCGCCACCAAGCGAAGCCCCCATGGTGCTATGCTAAGCGCCTACTCGATCAGGCAGCGGCGCAGCACGTTACAACGTTTGCAGAGTGGGAAAAAACTCACATCAAAAATAAAGGAAATCGGGTTGACCGAGAAACGCCGAGCGGAAACAACATTCTAGGTCTTACTGACAGCCTTGGACGAATAAAGAGAAGACCGTTCAAAAAACAGGATGTTCCGCAGGGCAAAGGGGGCGATTCCAATGGGGAGTGATGTTCGCCATGTCCGGGGTGAAGCACAGAAGGAACTTGTAAAAAAGTTTGAAGTGTTTTCGAGCAATGGTCGGTCACGCTGGCAGGTCTGGAGCGATTGGATCACCATGAGTGCTATTGCGGTGTCCAATGCGACAGATCAGAGCCACTTTGGCGAACGCGAGAAGCAGTACTTATCAATCGCAGGAAAATACACGCGGCCGGAAATGGAAGCATTTACGGAAATGCTGGCCTTGTTGGTCGTGGCACTAGAGGACAACCCGGAACAGGACTTCCTTGGCGAGTTGTATATGTGCTTGGGGCTTGGAAACGACCATTCGGGACAATTCTTTACGCCATATCACATTTGCGAGGTCATGTCCGCTGTGACAACCCCGACAGAAGAATTCCAACAGAAAATCGGAGATAGGGGATGGGTTGCGGTCTGTGATCCGACCTGCGGCGCTGGGGCCTTGCTGGTGGCGTTCGCAAACGAATGCAGAAAGAAAGGCATCAATTATCAGACGAATGTGCTGTTTGTGGCGCAGGACATTGACTACATCGTGGGCATGATGTGCTATCTGCAAATGAGTCTGCTTGGAATGCCGGGGTATGTCGTCATCGGTGATACGCTTGCAAGCCCGTCTGTGTCTTATGACAAAAGGGGGCTGCTTCCAGTTGACAAAGGAAACGTCTGGTATACGCCGATGCTCAGGATTCCGGTTTGGCAATATCGAATCTTTATGGCGCAGATGGAACTGGTCACTCAACCGATAAGGAAAGAGCGTGTTGCAGATGCGCCAAAATCCGAACCACAAAAATCCCCTGAAGCCCCTAAAAAACTCGAGAAACCAAAGAACACGGAAAAGCCAAAAGCCGCTAAAAAGCCGCAAAGAGCGCCGGAACAGGAACCGGTGTTCTCCGAGGGCAAGGGTGGGCAACTTAGCTTTTTCTGATAGGAGGACAATATGGATTCCACCACACACACCACAACCACAGTTGAGTTCGTCGATTGGCGAGCTAAAGCAAAAGCAAAGCTGGAAGCTGAGGACAAGCTGTTCAAGGGCAGTCGTGCCGCAAAGAGCGTGCAGAGTTATGTTCTGCGGACACTGCTTGGCTTTGTAGACCAGGAGCCGCGGTTCGCAGAGGTCGTCTGCAACACGCAGCGCACGTTCTCCGAATGTTGCGCCGCTGTTGTCAACAACGCAGGCGAAGTTCTGTCCGACCTCGAAACCTACCGCCGCGCCGTGCAGTTTTACTTTCCGAATGCCGAGGTTTCGTTCAGCATGAACATCAAACTGACTGGCGCACCGCCTACGGAAGCTGAGATGCAGGCTCCGGCCACCGTCAAACCGGAAGAGGCATCCCCCAATGTTCCGAAGCAGGCGGCACCAGCTCACACAACCAAGCCTGCGTCCAAAGCAGAAAAGAAAACGGATGCGAAAAAGCCGGCAAAAAAGAAGAAGGAAACGCCTGCGGAAGACGATATGCAGCTTTCCTTGGATGGGTGGCTCTGATGATTTTAGGATTCAAAGGATTCAAGCCGGGGCTGATTGCTACGCTCGGCGATGGCAGCTATCAGTACCAGCCGGGCGAAGTGAGCAAGACCGAAAAGGCAAAATGCGCCAATACGGGCTTCCATTACTGTCTGGATCCGCTGGACTGCCTTAACTGGTATGCTTGGGACGGGAAAAACGAGTTCTGGGCCATCGCAGCTGGCGGTGATATCGATGAGGATGACTACCGGACGCGGAGTAGCTGTACCGAAATTGTACCGCTTCGCAGGCTGAAAGAAGACGAGTTCCTTCTTATGCACGCAAATTATGTATTTGAGCATCCGGCAGAAAAATTCGAAGATTGCTTCAAGAGACCGTTCCACATCGCGTATGGTCAGGGCAAGGAACTGGCTGGTGCACGTGGCGAGTGGCTCTGCTTCATCGTCCTGGAAGAAAACGAATTTACTTGCATTGCTCAACAGGTCGATGGAGTGAAGGTTTTGCCCGGGAAAAATTACACGTCGGAGAGTTTGGAGGCGGCACACAATGAAAAAGGCTGAAGAATTGAAACTTTATGCGCCGGAGCCGAAGCGGCCAGAGTTGGATGCGGCGCTGTGTATGTCAGTTGCCGAGGGGCAGGGCGTGGGTCGCTACATCAAGGGAAAGGTGCTGACGGTGGCCGTCTGGGACAAAAAGGAAAAGCCGCTGGTCGTGTGGCGTTTTTTCGGAGGCTACTGGACGGGGGAACTTCGCGGGAATGAGAATCCGAAAAAGAACGAGCTTTCGCCGCGTCAAATTGAGGTCAAGCCCTGCCAGTGTTTGACATGGAGAACCGAAGTGCCGGCAACAAAGGGAGAATCGGAACTCCTGCAAAACTATTTTGATGACCGCAGACCGGGCTATCTGATTGGCATTGTAGAAGATGCGCTGTCGGCTCATGCCAGGAAGAAACGCGAAGAGCGCAACGCCAGACAGGCGGCTGAGACCCAGAAGCTCTTTGAAAATCTGCCGGAGCCGCCGGAAGATTTCAGTAAACAAGTTTTGAAAGTGTGCAGTGATGCGGGCTTTCTCTGGGTCACCAATGACAAACAGGGCGTAATCGAACCCGGCGGCGTTGAGAAGAAAATCTTAATTCAGCGGGCAAGGTGCGATAGCTGCGGTGGTGAATATACGCCGTCAGAACTGCTCAAGCACAAGAGCACAGCGGTGTGCGAGTGCTGCGGGGAGAAGATGCGGGTTCGCAATACCCGCTATTCGGTCAAAAGGTTATGGGCCGCAAGGACATTCCTTTGGTGCAAGCCGCAGGGGGATGGAATCTGGATTCGCCGTTATCTGGTGTACTTCGATTTCAGCAATCATCGGGCAGAACCGGAATTTCATGGCCGTGGAATCTGGTGGACGGACGGAAAGACCATCAAGCAGTGGAAACGAAGTTGGGGCGAAAAAACTGAGTATATCATGTGCCAGCGCCCAAAGCTGTCCGCGATGCTGCTGGCCCCCTCTGGCCCGTATCAGCCGTACACATTGGCGTCCCACACCGACAAATTTGAGAATGATGTTCGGAAAGTGCTGAAATCTGAATGGATGTACCAGTACGATAACCACCTCAATTTTCCATGGGAAGTTCGTCAGTGGGAAATCGTGAATCGGTATCCGATGGCTGAAAGCCTTGTCAAAACGGGCTGGGCTGATGCGCTGTGCTCTCAGGTGTATGACAGATATGAGCACGGCACACGCATCAATCTTCGCGCAAAGACCTACTACGGAGTGTTTGGCTTAAATCGTCAGGAGTTGGCCGCAGTCTCGCAGAGCAAAAAGTCGTTTCGAGAGGTGGATAATGCGCTGGAATGGAAAGATGCCGGCCTTGTAATCAATGGAAAGAACATGGCAATGACGGCCAACATCCGAAATCTCTCAGGACTGGCCAAGACATTACAGAAAAGCGGAATGACGCGAAGCTTGAAATATCTCCGCCAGCAAACAAGACGAATCACGGGTAGCTACAACGGTCATATCGCACTTAGAGTTGCACAGGATTGGTCTGACTACTTGGACATGGCTGAGAAAGCTGGTATGAATATGCAGCTTGAGAGCGTAATGTTCCCGCTTGACCTGAAACGCCGACATGATGATCTCGTGCTGGAGCGTAATAAACAGCACCGGATGGAAGCCATGAAAGGCACGCAACACTCTATCAGAAGGGAAGCGGAACAGCTGGAAAAGCAGTTCCATATCGAAAATATCTACAAGAAGATCCGTAAAATCTACGAGTACGATGGAGCGGAGTACATTATCCGGGTGCCGGAGGGCGCAAAGGACATTTTGCAGGAGAGTAAGTTCCTTGACCACTGCATCCAGCGCGGAACCAGATACTTTGAGCGCATTTCTGTTCGGGAAAGCTACATTTTCTTCCTGCGAAAGAAGTCTGACCCCAATACGCCGTGGTACACCTTGGAGGTGGAGCCGGGCGGTACAGTTCGGCAGAAACGCAGTTATAGCAACGACCAGTATGCAGATCTGGAAGATGCCAAGCCGTTCATCGAGGAATGGCAGCAAGTGGTGCAAGGCCGAATGACAGCATCGGAAATTTCTTTTGCAAAGCAGTCCAAAGAAATCCGTGCACAGGAGTTTGCAGAGTTAAAGGAAAACGGAAACATTATTCGCACAGGCGCGAATGCCGGTAAGCTGCTGGTTGACGAGCTGATGCACGACCTGATGGAGGTAGAAAAGCGTGTTGGCTAAAATCGAACTTTCCCTTGCGCCGTCTAAGGCAAAAGGACTCTCGGAAGATGAACGCTTAGAATTGGGACGGTTGCTCCTGAAAGCGGGGTATCGGGTTGACATCGTGCGCCGCCGTCCAAACGCCAACCCGGGCACCCAGTACGAGTACTATATGATTCTGGACAAGGGGGATAGCAATGCCTGATACGCGCAAAGGACACAACCCCAGCGGTGCGCCGGACCCCACCCGGGCGCGTGCTGAAAATAACATCCAGAAGGACGAGAAACGGGTGCATGATCTTATTCACGTTCTGCGGTATGTGGCAGATGCCGCAGGGTTTGAGATTGCAGAGCGCATTGTCCTGATCGACAGTCAGTCGGGGAGGATCTATCGGTGAACAGAACAAAAAACGAATTGGCGGATTACGCATGGAATCCTGTAACAGGATGTCTGAAAGACTGCCGATATTGCTACGCAAAAAAGAGCGCTTTACGCTTTGCCAGCGATTGGAGACGAAATCTTGCAGAACGTCCGAAGGTTCAGCAGGTCGGAGCGAACCTCTTTGCGCTGGACGCTCCATGGGAAACCACGAATAACCGCTTTCTGAACAACCCAACCGGATTTATGCCCACGATACATAAGTATCGCATGGATTGGCCACAAAAGGTCAAGGTGGGCTCAACCATCATGGTATGCACGGACGGTGACCTGTTTGGTCCGTGGGTGCCGGAAGATTGGATTCTTCAGGTATTCGCTGCGGCCGAAATGGCACCCCAGCACCAGTACATTTTCTTGACGCAGTACCCGGTGAGGTATCAGAACCTTGCAAACCACGGGAAACTCCCGATGCGGGAAAATTTCTGGTACGGCACCACGGCAACGGTCAGGAAAGACGGCGTGTGGGCAAACAGTAAATACAATACATTTGTGGCCATAGAACCGTTACTGGGCCCGTTTGAGGGCGATGCAACCAAAGTTATCCGGGAACTAAAGTGGATCGTCATCGGGGCAGAAACGGGGCAGAATACAGGGAAGGTCACTCCGATAGCGGAGTGGATTCAAGACCTGCTGGCATCGGCAGATGCGACCGGAACGCCGGTTTTTATGCGGAGCAGCATGGAGCGAGTGGTTGGTTCCAAAGGTATGCGCCGGGATAAGCCGCCGGTGTTTCTTGAAAAGATTCCCACAAAAGCCCAAAAGGAACGTTTGTGGGAGACCTGCACAGTCTGTGGAGAATATCGTCCGATGAAAGATATGTACGCACTGCTCCTGCGCAGAAAGCGCGGAGAAAGTCCTAAGCGAGTGGCCTGTATGTGCCCGGGATGCTATGAACAATTCAGCAGGGATCATTTTGAGAGGAGAGAAGAAAGATGAAATTTGAACGGAGTGAACTTGGAACGCTGTTTTCCAAACTCAGAACGGCGGTGCCGGAGGTTCGCGCGGTGGGTACCAATGATGCGGGAATCTTGTTGAGCGGCTCCAACGCATACGCCACCAATTTGGAACTGAGCGTCCGTGCCGGGTTGTCTAAACCGGTTGAGCAGGATGTGGTGGTTCCGCCTCGCGGAGTCGATTTCATCAGCGGCACGGTGGCACCGGAAATCAGCATCGAGGCAGAGAAAGGCATCCTTACTGTGAAGTCCGGCACAGCGAGGGCACGTCTGAACACTACGCCGGCAGAGAATTACCCGGAACTTTCAGGTCCCGGTAATGACGCAAGACGATGCGTTGTAGGAGCCAGCGATTTAAGCTGGGCTATTTCCAAAGTTATCTATGCGGTAGCAAAGGATGAAAAACACCCTGCTCACCGCGGATTGTGCTTCTCGCGCAAAGGCGAGGATGTTCTGGAAATCTGTGCACTGGATGGTTATCGGATGGCAATTGCAAGAATCAACTGCACAGCTGATGGCGATTTTCGCTTTACGCTCCCCGCCGCAACTGCAAAAGCAGTTGATACGATATCCATGGATGGTAACGTGGAGATTATTCGCGATCGCAAAAAGGCCGTTTTCAGTGACAACAACTTTGAGGTGAAGTCTCGCCTGATTGCGGAACCGTTTCTGGATTATAGCAAAATTGCAGCCCAAAAGAGCGAGGGAACCAGAATCATGCTTGACAGGAAAGAATTGCTGGGCGTTCTGGGGCGCGTCAAACTTGCTCGGTCTGCAGACGCAAAGGAAAAGAGCACCTTGGTGATGGATCTTGAACCCGGCGGCACGGGCAGAGCATCGATGCGTAGCACGATTGCACAGATGAATGAGGAGTTTTCCTTCAACGGAAAGCTGGAAGAACACCTGCGAATCGGCTTTAATCTGGAATTTTTGAGCGAAGCTTTGAAGTCGATGGAAGGAGACGAGGTCAGCGCATGGGTGGTCGGCCCTCTGTCCCCCGTAAAGCTGATTGAGCCGCAGTATGAAGCGCTGGTGCTTCCTGTCAAGGTTAAGGGGGAAGCATGATGCAGGGTAGAACTTTTCGCGGGCAGTCCCCAGATGGCACTTGGCATGAAGGATTCCTGATTCGCTCCCCGGGCGTGAAGAACAGCCGCCCGGGTGAGGGCTGGTACATCAACTCAGAGAACGAGCCGGCATACGCCCATCTGGTCAAGCCATTTACAATCGGCATGAGCACTGGCGTAAAGGACATGGAAGGAACGATGGTCTTTGAGGGCGACATCATCAAAACCACCGGCCCCAACGAGCGGATTTTCTCTGTGGAGTTTGGCGAGTACATTGCCTATGGCGTGGGCCATATCGGGTTCTACGCAAAGATTGCCGGCAAGAACTCATGCGACTACAAACCGTGCTGTCTTCGGGCGTTGCTCTACATTGGAAAAGTGGTTGGAAACATGAGCGACACGCCATACCTGATGAAAGAAGCTGGAGAGGAGCAGAAAAAATGAAATGGACTGAAACAATTACCCCGAAGCAGGCAGTCGAAGAACTGGGCGTGCCCTATCACGGCTGGATGCGCGAGATGGACCGGGCATGGGTCAGCGAGGATGGACAGTACAGCGTTATGTCCCGCCTGCTGCGCGCCTTTTGGAAAGGTTGAGCACGTTGCTATCACGTCGGCCGCAGGGTGCGGCAAGTGCGATGGCAGCGGGGACATTCCGTGGGCGGTCAAGATGCAGATCAAAAACGAATTGTTCGGCGAAAAGCGCGCCGCCATCGAGGTATACCCGTCGCAGGACAGGCTGGTGGATGCCGCCGATACCTATCACCTGTGGGTGTTTGAAAAAGGGTTTAAGATGCCCTTTGGCATCCATCCCCGGGATGAAAAGCCTATGGTGGTTAATCGGGGCAGCACAAGGGTACGCGCTGTTGATGGCCAAGGTCAGGAATACAGCATCAAGGAACTGCTGGAGCGTAACGGCGCGGCCGATATGCCCAAGCGCGCCTATGCTGACCTGATGGCCGGCTACATGGCGAAAAACAATTTGCTGGGAGGGTGACACAGAATGAGCATTTGGATTGTTCTGGCAATTCTGGCGGTGATGGCTGCGCTTCTGATTTATGCGGCGTGCTGTGTGGATGGTGATATAGACCGCCAGAGCGAAGCGCACCCGCCGAAATCGGAGAAAGGACGGGACAATGGCAAAGTATGAGGTGCTTATCGCAGCATCCGGGAAACGCGGGTCTGCGCTCCTGCCGTGTGTGGTTATTGATGAAAAGGGCATCGCTGGTGCCGCTGTACGGGCTAAAGCAATGGCCAAGGCTTGCTACCCGGAGTATGAAAATTTCGACGTGGTGAAGATAAAGGTGGTTCCTAATGAGTGAAAATGGTCTGATGGACAGCGTAAATGACGTGGTCAAGGCTGCGTTTGAACTGTACGCAGCTGATGGCAAAAAACTGAACGATGGCGATAGTTTCACTGTGAAATTCAATAACGGCGCGCTCACTATCTCGGTAAAAGACAAGACGTTGAACGTAGAATTTGAGCCAGATAGAGAAGCCGCAGGGGATACGCCGTATGAACTGGATATGACGCTCGGCATTTATGAGGAGGAAGACGATGGATAAGAAGAAAATTCCCTATGCGGTTCGGGTTTCAGCTGCATTGCTGGCAGGAAAGACGGATGAATCATTCAACATCATTGGGGAAGCGCTCACCGATATTGTCGGTAAAATCAGCAAAATTTCCCAGAACTACTGCTACATTGACCTTCCCTTTGTAATTGCAGCCCTGCGGGTTACTGCCAATGCCTTTGAGAGCACTATTGACGATAAAGGCAAAGAACTGGCTCGCACTGTTTATGAGAAAACCGATGGCGTTGTTATCAATGCTGCAGAACTGATGAAACAGGTAAGGGAGGACGGCAACGATGACCGAGAAAAGGCCGATTGATGCCAATGAACTGATGGCAAGGTTCTTCCGCAAGGAATGTTTGATGCAGGGGCACAATGCTGCGGCAAGCGCTGCTTATAAAGATGCTCAGAAAACGGTAACAGCTGCGCCTACGGTAAGCCTGCGGCCGGAATGGCGAAATCCCGAAACAGATCCCCCGAAAGTCGAAGAGGATGTGATGATTCTGTTTGAAACCGCCTGCGGTGGATATGGAATTACGACGGCTCACTACGAAGATGGCACAGTCTTGTCCGAAAAGAGCGCTTTCTACTGGGAAGAAATTTTCGAGTGGGGAACCTACGATGAAGAAAGTGATGATTACTTTATTCCTAAAGGCTGGTGGGAATATCGTTATTTCAACCCGGATGACGTTTACAATAACCGTGTAGATTCTCCCGTGGTTGGGTGGATGCCTTTGCCGCCGAAGGAGGTAGCGAAAAAATGAGTGAGAAAAAACTGATTTACGCAGATGATCTGTACGACAAGGTCTCAAGCATGGGCTTGCAGAATGGCTCTGCGCTTGGCCATCACAGCGGCACAGCTGATGTCATCGCGGAGATGATTCAGAATGCCCCCGCTGTTGACCCTGCAAGCTGCCTGAACTGGCGCACCGGGAAGCCGCCTGAGCATGAATCTTGGTTTGCAAAGTTCAAGGACACTGAGCAGTGGCGGTTTGGGATGTTTGAAACCATGTCGGATGAAGTGCTTGTAACTGTCGAGTTCCCCGGTGGAGAGCGATATACGACCACGGCCCATACGACAGACGGGGAATGGGTACCGTCCTACGAGAGCATTGAAGGCCGTATTATTGCATGGACTGAGATGCCTGCGCCAGCAAAGGAGGCAGCGAAAAATGAGAACGCTTAACGCTGACCAGCTGAAGGCTGTGCTGAGCATGGAAAGTTCACTGGGACATATTCACACGCTGGCAGATGTCGAAAACACGATTGATTATCTTGCCAAAGAAGAGCCGGAAGCCGTAGCCGGTGTAGAAAAATTCAATATTTTCGATACCCCGTGGGCTGGAAAAATTCGGGCGGCATTCCCGCAGTCGTTTGTGAATATGCAAAACGAACTCATTTTCAGCCAGAAAACCAATTCCTATTTCAGACTGGAAGATGTGACCGATGAAACCCAGCTGAAAGCAAAAATTCTGGAGTGGCTTACACGCACCGCAATCAAGGGCATTTCCCCGAAGGAAAGAAAACTTCACTTTGAGGGCATCAACAAACTGCTGGGCACGAACTTTACGATGCAGGAAATGACGGATATCTATACTTACTTCGGAAATGGAATCAAACATGATCTCTGCGTGAAGTTTGTGGAAAGCGGCTATGATATGACACTCATTCCAAAGGAGGTATGAGCAATGGCAAGAAAAATGTTAAAACCTTGCCCGTTCTGTGGTGCGGCGCTCAAGCCTTTTATTAGCACCCATGAGGTCACAACGGCCGATGGAAGGAAAATCGGCGAAATCGAGCACGGCTATTGGGCACACCCGGATGATTCCAAGTGTCCGCTTGGATTTGGGTTTTCTCTTGCGCTGGAGGAGGCTGATAGTTGGAACCATAGAAAAGAAGATAGCCTGCGCTGGCGTAAGACCGAAGAGGAACCACCTGTGGAAAAAGACGGGAACCAGTATGGTGATGTTCTGGTTTTGGATGCCAGCCTTGAAGGATTTGTTACAAACAAGGGATGGCTTTATGTAAAAAGGGCGCCGGACATATATCCTATTTGGATGCCGATTCCTAAACCGCCAAAGCCCTATTTGGAGAATGAACAATGAGCAAAGAAATCTTACTTATACGCAATGATGATGGCGAATTTGAGCTGTACGATGACACCTACGACGTAGTCATTCATTGCAAAAATCGGCAAGGCATGAAAGAGACCTGCGAGATTCTGCGCAAGGTGGGTACCGATGAGAAAGCACCTAGTGCTTTATTGGTGGATCCCGTTGATATGGCAATCGCCATAAGGAACCATTGCAAATCTCGCACTGATGGCTGTGAGGGCTGCTGCTTTGACAGACCGACCAGTGATAACGGAGATGGCGAATGTGTTTTGGGCTGTCCTGAAGACTGGGAAGTGTGAGGCTAAGAGATGGCATATAAGAAAATCATGGTTGAGCATGAGGTTTCACCGGGGCGTGAAAAGTGTACCTTCGGTGGTGACTTTTGGGGAAAAGAGGTATGCAAATACCATGCACTCCGCACCCAAACTCACGGAAACAAGGCTCCACCTGAATACAGGAAGCCGAAGTGCCTGCTGTTCAACTGCTGGCTCGAAGAGCCGTACAAAAAGTGCGAACCCTGCCGCAGGGCGTGCGCGGAGGTTGATGGAAAGTGAAAGCAGTCCTTTTGAGCATTCGGCCAGAATGGTGTAAGAAGATTCTCAGCGGAGAAAAGACAGTTGAGGTGCGCAGGACTTGCCCTGTGCATGGAACACCGTTTAAGGTGTACATCTACTGCACTTTGGCCGGGAGTGACAGCCTGTTTATGGATGTCCTCAACCGGGATGTGGCCGCGTGGAACCGTGGCGGCTGGCCAGAAAAAAGGGGGCGCGTCATTGGCGAGTTCACCTGTAAGAAAATTACCGGCCTAACCCATGTTGGAGAAACAGGAAGCTGGGAACCGGCAAGCCTGTACGTTATGGCACCAGGATCGTACTACAAACCAGCCGACGAGCTTCTTAAAGCAGCCTGCATGAGCAAGGAAACCGCCGAAAAATATCTCAAAGGCCGTGACGGCTGCGGCTGGCACATTTCCGACCTGAAAATTTACGACAGCCCACGACCGTTGAGCGATTTTACAAGGCTGCGGGCAACGAAATTTGGCTATGAGCCTGTAGATATTGAGCGACCACCGCAATCCTGGTTTTATGTGGAGGGTGCAGAATGTACGTCATGAACAAAAAATGGGACTCTATCACGAACATTGCCCAGTGCACCAGCGTGTATGTGAGCCCCGAACACGAAATCAAGGCGGTTCCTACGGGCGGCGGCGCGGTATATCGTCTGGGTCAGTACGAAACGGCGGAAATTGCCCGCGCCGTTCTGAATGATTTGTATATTCACGTTGCGACTGGCTGCACCTACCAGATGCCGAACGACCAGAGGGCACTGGTTCTGGCTCGCGGCATGAGTGATGAACGGCCTGAAAAGTTTGCCGGGAATGGCAAGAAGCCGGTGCGCAGGGGAGGATCCTGATGGAGAAAACAGGTGCGGTTCTCCCGTGTCCTAAATGCGGAAGCAGATTTCTGGCATGGGGAAAACCTTTTAGAAGTACGACGCCAAGGCTTATCGTATTGCTGGGGAGCCGTCGCAGAATTGTCTGCTGCATGATGTGTGGGTACTATGCACCCGTAAAAGACTGGAACAGAGAGGAGCAAGCAAATGAAAGCACACGTTGAACCTAAGAGCCGGGAGTGCCCTTTCTGCGGTGCACCGACCTATGAGGTTGTAAGCGTTACAGGCATGAAGTGCGTTCGATGCACCAACAAGAGAACCTGCGGTGCAATCGTCAGCTTCAACAACAAGGATTGCGATGAACGCGGCATTTCACCGGTGAGGTACTTCAATCGGCGGACGGAAAGGAAAGTCCTTCAATCGACGTGCGGAAAGGGAACGAAAAATGAATCTGATTCGTGAAATTTTCTTTAATCCGATGGTCGTGGATGCGGCCGGAATCATCCTGATTGTGGCTGCATTGCCTATGGTAGGTTGGTCTTGGGCTGTAAGCCACATGGCTGGACCGAAGGTCAAAAATGCAAAGGAGGGCACATGAAAGCACATCTGTCGTTCCTGTGCAATGGTCAGTGTCGGTGGTGCAAGAACTACTGGGATTGCAGTAAGCACAAAAAAATCCTGGCAAAAATTTTCGGATGCAAAGATTGGAGATGGCAAAACAGATGAAGGACATTCGCCAGCAGTGTGTCGATGAGCAGGACAAGGCCGCACAAATCTTTACTTGGTGCATGGTGGTGGCTATGCATCAGGAAGAAGGCATTGGAGCCACGCGCCTGACCCGGGCTTGTAATGAGATGCGGGCATTTCAAGCCCGCTACAAAAGTAAAATCGACTCTGGGAATCGGAGGAAGGCCACAGAAGCTATGCGGGACATTTTAAGGGGAATCTGTGATTTCACGGTGCGTCTGCCACAGAATCGCGCTCCGCGTAATTATAGGGAAGAACGGCTTCGTATGGCGCAGGACGAGGGCGCCGAAATCGCATGGCTGGTTATGGCCGCGACGGTGCATCTGACGTTTGGCTTTGGCAAGGAGCGCCTTGCACGGCTGAAGAAAGAAGCCATAGACGGCTATCAACAGTACATCGGATGGGTCAAGACAGACGGCGAGGACTGCGCCGAGGAATGGCTGAAGCGCTGTGTGGAACAGGCCTTGCAGGAAGAACTTGAAGTGAACGACATCCAGAGCGGGAGCCACCCGCCAAAGCTGTACTATTCGTCTGGAGTGAACGTGGAAGATATGATTCGCGTGATGAGTGCTGTGTCTGCGAAGATGGCGGCAGAGCGGGGCATCAAGCGTGTGCCGCTGGCTGTTTTGAGCCAGAGTGAAATTTCTCGTCGCATGAGTGCCATTTGAGTAAACAAAAAGAGGACTGCTTGCGCAATCCCCCGAGAAAAGCAACTCTATTATACCTAAATTGATGGATTTTGGCAACGTAGAACAGGAGGATGCGCAAAATGACTATCCCGGAAGATATGATGGCGTTCATCGAAGAAACTGCCCGCAAAGCTGCCCGCGAGGGTGCAAAGGAAGTTGTGGCCGAGCAGGCCCGTAAAGCCGCAGGCCGGTGTGACCGCAGGTTGCGGAACACGAAGTTGCTCCTGAAGAACTATCGGATGTTCAAAAAACATTGCACGGGTGCGGTCTATACGGACGAGGCTGGCGAACATGATGGTCAGGAGGAAGAAACCGCACTGGAACTGCTGGACATGATGCTCCAGCGGAACAATGCCATTACGGTTGAATCCATCCGCAACAGCTGCCGGCGCACTAAAATCATGATTCGCCATATCGATGCAATGCTTGGCCTGTACGAAACCTACTGCGCCCAGAGCGACAATGAAGCTCTGAAGCGGGGCCTGCGCATCATCAAGGCCATGTACATTGACGAGACCGCCAAGCCTGTGGAGCAGATTGCGATGCAGGAAAACGTGAGCGCCCGGCAGGTTTACCGTGACCATGATGCAGCAGTGGATAAAATCTCGATGCTGATGTTTGGTATCGACGCATTGGAAATGTCTTAGCTCGATGTCAAAAAGATGTCATGGACGCGTCACGGCAAAAGTGGTACAATAATACCGTAAAATTCTAATCATAGCGCATTGCCCGCCCGGTTTCGCCACCGGACGGGTATTTTTATGCCCAGAAAGGAGGAAAGATACCGCCGCTCCCTAATTTGTTCCGCAACGCCAGCGGAAAAGCAAAGAAGGGAGAAAAAATGAATCAGCAAGTAGTGTATCAGGAGATTTCGCAGATCCATCCCTATGAGAACAACCCCAGAAACAACGAAGCAGCCGTTGGTCCGGTAGCCCAAAGCATCAAGGAATTTGGATTCCGGGTGCCCATCTTGATTGATGGAAAAGGCACGATCATTGCCGGACACACCCGCTATGAGGCCGCAAAACGGCTGGGCATGGACAAAGTGCCCTGCATCCGGGTCGATGACCTGACGGACGCGCAGATTAAGGCATACCGCATTGCAGACAACAAGGTGGCAGAGGCATCCTCTTGGAATGATGATGTGCTCCGCGCCGAAATGGATGCACTGCAGGCGCTGGATGTGGATCTGAGCAGCACCGGCTTCAGTGAAGTGGAACTTGATGGCCTGCTCCGGGATGTGGACGATTCCGATTTTGAGGAGTTCTTCACAGAGCCTGTCCAACAGCCGCCCAAAGCGGCCGATACAGACCCGGGCCCCGAAAGCCAGCAATCTGGACAGCCTGCACCCTTTCAGCCCGCTACGGCGCAACAGAGCGGCTCTAAGCTTATCCAATGCCCGCACTGCGGAGAATGGTTTGAAACATGAGGCTGTGTTTGGCGGGAACCTTCCCGTCGGAGAAGATTGTGCGGGAAAACAGGCCGGAGTACGTTCTGGAGAGCTTTTTCTATATCAAGCCGTGGCAGGTCGAGGAAATGCCGAAGTGGAAGATGTTCCTGCTCGACAGCGGGGCATTCACGTTTATGCACGGGGTAGAGGCTTCGTCAAAGCCGGTGGATTGGGACGGGTACCTAAGCAGGTATATCGACTTCATCAACCGCCACGATGTGCAGCACTTCTTCGAGTTGGACGTAGATATCATCGTAGGCTATGATGCCGTAAAGCGCATGAGAGCCCGCCTTGAAGCTGAGACGGGCAAGCAGAGCATTCCAGTCTGGCATCGCTCCCGCGGCCTTGACGAATTTAAAAGCCTGTGCAGGAACTATCCCTATATCGGCATCGGTGGCTTCGCAATCAAGCACATTCAGCCCAGCGAGTACGGCTACATCAAACGGCTGGTGCAGTATGCGAACGCCTGCGGGGTGCGGGTGCACGGTCTGGGCTACACCAAAAAGGACGCGGTTGACTTTGGCTTTTATAGCGTGGACAGCACCACATGGACTACACAGGTCAATTTTGGCGGCTTGTCCTACTTCAACGGCTCAGAAATGGTTGTGGTCAGGCCCCCGAAGGGTATGATAGGCGCAGACTATCGGATTCGCCGGGAATATGCGCTGAAAGAGTGGATCAAATACCAGAAGTACCTTGATACGAAAGGAAAATGGCGTGGATAAAGATATCGTATACCGCGTTGAGGATGGAATGGACAGAGAAAAAATTCTCTGCACCACCTACCAGATGCGGAATTTTTATATGCAGTTCAGGGATGGCTTCTTTACCAACCTGGACGTGATGAACTATATCCAGCACCTTGCCGCCGCCCACATGGCGAAAAAGGGCATGAACGTGCTGGATGTGTGCTGCGGCCGCTCTCTGATGCTCCCGCTGCTGCGCTACTACGCAAAGGATATTGCATCCTATACCGGCGTAGACATCAGCAAAGCGAACATCAAAGAGGCTATGCGCGGCGCAACCGCAAAGAACCTTGAACCTAAAGATCTGACTTCCTACTACCCGTTCCGGGTGGGTTGGAAGCTGGGCAACGTTGCTGAGATGTCGAAAGTCATCCCGGCGGGGTTTGCCGATTTTGTGATTTACACCTCTGCCATTGAGCATATGCACCCTACGGACGGCGCAAAAAGCCTTGCAGAATGCTACAAGGTGATGAAGCCGGGTGCAAAGATGTTTCTCTCCTGTCCGAACACCCCGGGCAATGGGTACCAGACCCAGTACCGCGCTCATGTCTATGAATGGGGCTACGATGAACTGAAAGCCAAGCTGGCCGAAATCGGATTCAACATCGTGCAGGAGGTTGGTCTGGTCACTAGCGTCCGGGAGATGGACGAGTTCTATTCCAAGCAGGAACCGGCGCTGCGGGACTTCTACACCCGTATGAAAGCCTATGTCCCATCTGCATTCCTCACAGCTTTTATGGCAATTCCGTTCCCGCGTGAGGCAAAAGAGCTGCTGTTCATCGTTCAGAAGCCGAAAGGAGAAGAAAACAATGGCTAAGTTTGAAAATCGCTACGGCGTGCGCAAAATCGTCTATAAGCAGAAATGCCGGTGCTTCTGCCCCATCGGAAAGACAGACTACACCAATGAATTTACTGTGACCATGGAGCCGGCAGAGATTATTCCGGACTACTGCGAAATCGACAAGTTCATCCGTGAATGTCTGGAAGGTGAAAATCTCGTCATCGAGGAAGCAGCCAGCAAGCTGAAGAAGAAGCTTGTTGAGGATGTGCACCCCAGCTGGATCATGGTCGAATCTGCGGTGAACGACGCATCCCACGGCAATGTGGTCGTTATGGTATGAGGGGGCATGGAATATGAGAAACACCAAAGCCCTATGCCAGACCGCAGTTGTCGCGGCTCTATATGTCGCATTAACCACCCTGAACCCGCTGTCATGGGGAGTCGTCCAGTTCCGGGTGGCTAATATGCTGTGCGCTCTCCCGTTCAAGGATAAGCGGTACGCCCCGGCGGTTCTGCTGGGGATTGCAATCGCAAATGCAACGAGTCCTTTCGGCCCGGTCGATGTGCTCTTTGGCCTGCTGGCTGAGGGGACTGCATACGCACTGGTGGTCTGGGGACCGTGGAAAAGGCTGGGGATTCTGTGGAAAGCAGTCATCCTCTCCCTGTCCGTGGCTCTGTTCATCGGCGTGGAACTGTCTATGATGGTCGGCGCACCGTTCTGGTTAACAAGCACTGGCCTGTTCGTGGGCACATTCCTGGCCGTGGAACTGGGAAACTTGATGATCTCCAAAACCGCTCTCGCAAAGGTCGTGTGAGAGGGGCGCGGCGCTGGCTCTGCAAAGGGCCGGCGCTTTTTCTTTGGAACAACACAACAGCCCGGGCAGATACCGGGACAGAAAATGAAGAAGGATAGTGGTGGCGATGTAGATGGAAACGCGAGATAAGGCGTTCACCCTTTATAAGAAAGGGATGGGATGCACCGAAATCGCAAAGAAGCTGGGCATATCGCTGAACACTGTGAAATCGTGGAAGAAGCGCTATTGGGATGCACAAAAGGGTGCACCCAAGAAACGCACCCCGCCGCACCCCAAGGGTGCATCTTCCAAGTGCACCCAGAAAGCCCCGCAGGATGGCAAGCCAAAGTCGGGCGCACCGCTTGGTAATGTCAATGCAGTTGGCAACCATGGAGGCGCGCCGCCGGGTAACCAGAATGCCTTGAAACACGGTGGCTGGTCTGCGGTGATGTTTGGCTCTTTTTCAGAGGAAAACCAAAAAGCCATTCAGGACTGCACGAAGGATGTTGATGCAGAAGACCTGTTGATACAGGAACTCCAACTGCTGACCGCCCGGGAGGCTTTTCTACTTCAACGCATTTCCGCTGTTCAAGAGAAAAAACAGCACATTCAGTCGGTGCATACCTCCAAGTCTGGCAGATCGTTTACTCGCTTGGACGAGGATAAGGAAAAAGAAGCCCGCGACAAGGAGGTTTACATTGAGCGGATAGATGCTAAAGTCGATCGGGAAGAAAGGCTCCCCGGCACCACCGTGGAAACATCAACCACCGTCGAATCAAGCTACCTTATCGTGGAACGCTTAGAGCGGCTATTGACCGATGTACAGCGCCAGAAGTCCAAGGTGATACAACAGCTTGCCGACCTACGCAGAATGAGCAACAGCGGCAAGAATGAGCTGGTAGACGATTGGGTCGCGGCGGTCGAGGCGGCAGACACGGAAGCGGAGGATGCGGACGATGGCACTGAGACAACGTGAAGTCTTTGCCAAGCGGATCCCGCTGTACCGTAAAGACCCTTGCTTGTTCTTCAAAGAGGTCACTGGCTTCAAGCCTGATCCGTGGCAAAAAGAAGCCGCCACAGCTATTGCACAACACCGCAAGGTTTCAATTCGCTCAGGACAGGGTGTTGGCAAGACTGCTTTTGAAGCGAACCTAGTCCTTTGGTTTCTGTCCTGCTTCCCGTATCCACGCGTGGTGTGCACGGCTCCGACTCGTCAGCAGTTAAATGATGTCCTCTGGGCTGAGATTGCCAAGTGGCAGGAACGCAGCCCTGTCTTGCAGGCTATGCTTGTATGGACAAAGACTCGTGTTTACATGAGAGGACATGAGAAACGCTGGTTCGCCGTGGCTCGAACAGCCACCAAGCCGGAGAATATGCAGGGCTTCCACGAAGACAATATGCTTTTCGTGGTGGATGAGGCATCTGGTGTTGCTGACCCCATCATGGAGGCTATACAGGGCACGCTTTCCGGCGATAACAACCGCTTACTGATGTGCGGAAACCCAACGCAGAACACTGGCACATTCCACGATTCGCATACCGTGGACGCCCAGTCCTACTACTGCATGAAGGTGTCCAGCAGGGACAGCCCCCGCACGAATAAGCAGAATATCGCTGACTTGGAGCGGAAGTTCGGCAAGAACAGCAATGTAGTCCGTGTCCGTGTTGACGGAGAGTTCCCGGAGAATGAGGAAGATGTCTTTATTCCGATGGCACTCGCCACAAAGGCTGTCAATACTGAACCTCTGGAACATTGTTCTCCAGCCCGGATATCCATCGGGTGTGACGTTGCCCGCTTTGGCAACGATGATACGGCCATTGCACAGAACATTGATGGAGATATCCAAAAGCTGGTCACACGCCACGGCCAAGACCTGTACGCTACGGCAGACGATATCATTGCGATATATAAAACCCTGCGTGCAGCGTATCCGCAGTACCGCGGTCTTATTTATGCGGTCATTGATGACACCGGCGTTGGCGGAGGCGTGACCGACATACTCAACCGAGAAAAGATTCGGCAGAAGCTAACCAAGCTGATGGTCGTGCCGGTAAACTTCTCCAGCGCTGTGCCGGACAAGGAAGCCGCCGGGCGCTATGCAGATATCGCAACGTGGATGTGGGCGGTCCTACGGGATATGGCCACGGCGGGCACCCTGCATATCCCGAACGATTCAACCTTGATAGGGCAGCTTACCACCCGTAAATATATCTTTAGTGGTGCTCCAGCAAAGTTGAAGCTTGAAAGCAAGGATGCCTTGAAAAAGCGTGGTCTGACCAGTCCTGACCGCGCTGATGCGGTAGCCCTTGCGCTGTACGAGGGCGGCATCTTTGATGTACGCAGTCTGATTTAACGTAATCGGAAAGGAGAAAGCGTGAAAAAAGTCATTCCCGGAAAAATTAAAACACAGCTGCGCCTTGACGGTTACTACAATGTGCTGAACAAGTACGGCACCCAGCACGACAGCACCGAGTATTACCAGTGGGCAACCGGTGCAGCTGTGACGGATGCGGAATTGGCCGACCTTTATGCAGGAAACGGGCTATTCTCGACCATCATTGATGCCCCGGCAGACGATGCCACCAAGAATGGTATCGACCTTGGCATCAAGGATAAGGATTTGCAGAAGCGTCTTGACGACCATCTGCAGACTATCCATTACCAAAGCAAACTCGCGAAAGCGTTAAAATGGGCACGGTTGTTTGGCGGCTCTGCTGTTGTTATGCTGGTGGATGATGGTAGACTTCTTCAGGACCCGCTGAACTGGCGGGACGTTCATGGCGTGGAAGAACTGCTGGTTTACGGACGGAATGAGGTGTTTCCGCTGTGGATCAACGGCTATGAGAACAACCCTGACGATGAAAACTACCGCAAAGGCGGAACTGGCATCCCGGAGTTTTATCAGATAAACAGTGTGTACGGCAGCTATGTAGTGCATTCCTCGCGATGCTTAGTGTTCCACAATGGAGAAATCCCCGAAGGCTCCACGATGTCAAACCTCTACCGCACATGGGGCATACCGGAGTATATGCACATCCGCGAAGAACTTCGCAATGCCTGCATCGGTCCGGGCTACTCCATTCGCTTGCTGGAACGGCTGTCGATGGTGACATACAAAATGAAGAACCTTGCCAATGTTCTGTCCACGGCAGACGGTGACGATACGGTGCTTCAGCGTATGGAAATGCTTGACCTTGCCCGCAATCTGCTGAATATGGTCTTTATTGATGCAGATGGCGAAGATGTAGGCATTCAATCCCTGTCTGTGGCCGGCGTTAAGGACATCTTGGACAATGCCTGCGCAATGCTGTCCGCTGTGAGCCATATCCCGCAAACAAGGCTCTTTGGCCGCTCTCCAGCGGGCGAGAATGCTACCGGTGAAGGGGATATGGAGAACTATAAGGAGGCTGTGTCCGGCATCCAGTCTGGCGACCTCCGGGACAATACCCGCACGCTGGTCGAACTGATTCTGCGCGGAATGGTGTGGAACGGCGAAATCAAAGAGGTGCCGGAGTACACCATCACATACAAGAGCGCATGGAGCCTGTCTGATGATGAAAAGGCTACGCAGGACCAGGCGAATGCCGCGGCCCAACTTACCAGAGCACAGACTGTGTCTACCTACGTTACAGCTGGCATTTTGGAAATTCCCGAGGTTCGTCAGTCCTTGGCGCAGGATGAACAGTTTGACCCTGAAAACATCATCACAGAAGCAGATGTCAATCAGGACTGGGGCTTGGGTGGGGCTGACGTTCCCCAGCCGACCAATCCGCAGAACCCGCCTGCGGCAGGCAACCTGGTTACGGATGAAGGAGAATGCGGTTATGTTGCCGGCTTTGTCTTGAACGATGGGAAAATCCTCTGCGGACAACGTTCTGATGGGCAAGGCTGGTGCGGCCCTGGCGGTCACATCGAACCCGGAGAAACACCGAGCGTGGCGTTCCGCCGGGAAGCAAAGGAAGAGTTCAATATTGACGTGGGGGATATTACTTATCTCGGCAACTGCAAGGGCAAGCCGGATGAGGTACTTCCCGTTCAGATCTACCGCGTCAATAGCTTCGATGGTGTGCCCCGATGCGACCAAAAGGAGATGTTCACGGCTACATGGATGCCCCCTGAACAGATTTTGAAGCAGGATGTGCCCGGCGGGCTTGTGTTTGAACCGTTTCTCAGAAGCGTGAAAGAATACCTTGACCGGCTGGGCATTACACTGGATGATTTTGACGAGAGCAAGCACAACCGCGATGAGGATGGAAGGTTCTCCAGTTCTGGCGGCTCTACATCATCAAAAGATGCATCGAGCAAGGAAAATTCATCAAAAGACTTGAATGATTCTCAAAGTCATGCTAGAATAAATTCTAACGCAGTTTCGGCAAAAGGCGCGAACACTTTCAAGGTGAAAGGATTTCCCAACAAGCAGAAGCTGAACAACCACTGGCAGAATGGCAGAACCCACGCCGCTGAGTACGCTCCCGATGGCATTACGACAAAGGAGCAGTACGAAAAGCGGGCGGTTCAACTTTTGGAAAGCCCGTGCGGAAACGGCATAAAAGGCTACAAGACAAAAGATGGCCTTGTGTGCCGGTATGACGCGAAGAAAAATGACTTTGCAAAAGGTTCCCCAGAGAAGGGCGTAAGAACGATGTTCAAGCCTGACGATGGGGAAGATTACTATAAACGTCAGCTTGAACTGGAAGGAATCGAAGATGACTGAGAAAATCCTCTGCCCGGTATGTGGGCAGCATAGCTTTGATGAAGACAACGATTTTGAGGAATGCCCTGTGTGCGGCTGGGTAAATGATGGCGTGCAGAGAGCGGATCCTGATTATCGCGGCGGTTATAACCGCATCAGCCTGAACGAAGCTAAAAAGAAGTTTGCCGAAGGCAAAAAGGTGTTTGACTAAAATATTGGCGTTGAGAGCCTTTGCAGGTGACGTGAAAGCGTCCCTCGCAAAGGCTCTTTTTGTTTGCAGTCATAGCTCAGTTGGTAGAGCGCCTGCCCTCCAAGCAGGATGCCGCGGGTTCAAGCCCCGTTGACTGCTCTATATCGAGGGTTGGCCAAGTTGGATAAGGCATGGGCCTTTGACTCCCAGACCGCCGGTTCGAGCCCGGTACCCTCGACGTTTATGCTGGTGTAGCTCAATAGGATAGAGCAGGCGACTTGTAAACGTCAGGCTGTGGGTTCAATCCCCACCCCCAGCACCACCCGCCGTACACCGTAATCGGCACCTCGATGGCATGAGGGAGCACTGACCCTGCTCCTAACAGACCGCTGCGAAGTGTTCTGGCCTGTTCCATGACAGAGCCAGCGCGGAGCCATAAACCGCGTTCCTTCCGCTTCGCGCTTGGACGGATGCGCGCTGTAAGCAAAAGGTCAAAATTCAAGTGCTGCATGCCATAAGAACAAAGACCCTGCATCAAGGTGGAGATGCAGGGTCTTTTTGATGCCTGCAAAGGGAAGATGGTTCCCAGAAAGATAAAGAGGTGGATATGCCTGTGAAGAATAATGGGCCCGGCATGACCGGGCGCTCTTCAATGACGAAAAAATCAAAGATCGAGCCGGAGTATCCGCAGTGGGCAGAAAGCAAGATGCGCGCAATCGAAAATCGGCGGTTGAAAGAACTGCAGAAGATTGTGCGAGAATCCATGCCTGAAATTCTGACTATCGTTGCGGAAGAACAAAAAACCGGCTCCGACGGCATCAGACATGATGGATACAGCGACATGGTTCGCCGCATCCAGAACAGGTTCCGCATTATGCGTGACCGGCTCAGTCGGCGGCTGAAAACCGATCCGTTGGAACGGGATGTTCGCCGGTGCGCTGACTACACCGACCGGCGGCAACTTAAAGAATGGCAGCGCAGCGTGCGCGCCACGCTGGGAGTGGATATCCATGATGATTTCTTTCTCGGCGAAAGATACGACCTGATGCTTAAAAGATGGGTTGAGCAAAATGTCAGCTTCATTACCAGCATTGAAAGCGACTGCTTCGATGATATGGAGAACGTCATTATTGAGGGTTTTGCAAAAGGCCGCACCCCGGCGGCGATTTCCAATGAAATTCAACGCCGGTTTGATGTAACCAAGTCGAAAGCAAATCTTCTTGCGCGTGACCAAGTGGGCACTCTGAGCGCGAATCTGACCCGTACAAGGCAGGAATCCGCTGGGGTAGAGGAATATATCTGGAGTTCATCAGGTGATGAACGTGTGCGTGAATGCCACCGTGAACTTAACGGTCAGAAATTCCGCTATGATGACCCGCCGGCCATGTGGTACATGACAAAGCACGGCAAAGTGTACAGCGGGCGGCATTGCAATCCCGGAGAGGACTACCAGTGCCGCTGTGTTGCAAAACCTGTCTTTAACTTCGATAGGCTGAATTCTGTAGCCTTTAAGGAGAAAAAACAATGAAACAGAATACCCCGCCGCTAGTCCTTCGGAGCGAAATGCGGACAGACAGTGTGCCTGTCGATGAGCATTACAGCGCCGAGGGATATTTTTATGATAACCCCATTCTGACCCGCACGGGTATCTTCAAGTACACGCTGGAAGATGGCTCGGAGCGTCGAGAATTGCGTAGACCGGAAGATGTGTTTGACCCGGAAAGCCTTGCAAGCTATGAGGGAAAGCCCATCATCATAACCCACGATGCGCAGGTGATCGACAAGGACAATGCCCACCGAGAGAGAGTGGGAACAATCCTGACCCCTGGACAGCAGGACGGAGAAACCGTCCGCGCAAAAATCGTCATTGACGACCCGGATGCAGTAAAGGCATCCGGTCTGCGGGAACTGTCCGTTGGGTATTATCAGGATCTTATCATGGAACCCGGAGAATGGAACGGAGAACCGTATGACGCAATCCAGACCCATATCCGTGTCAATCATCTGGCGCTGGTAGCTGTCGCTCGCGCCGGTGATGATGCCCGCCTGAATATGGACAGCCAAGATAGCAATGGAGGTATGACCCCTATGGATGAGAACGAGAAGATGAACAACCCCACTCAGGACGATGATGCCACCGTGGACACTACGAAGCCTACCACAGATGATGGCGAGGGCGCGGGCAGTCCCCCTGTGACTCCCGGCCTTGACCCTGTTGGCGTTCAGGCAGCAATCAAGGCGTACCTGACGGCAACAACCGGCGGCGCTACTGCTGATGATGAGAATAACCCGGCGGCAGGCGGTGAGCCTGCAAAGCCCACCGAGGATGATGGTGAGGATGATCCTACCAAGCCCGATGCACTGGCAGAGATTACCGCCCGCCGTGACGCCATGGAGGACGGTCAGGCCAAAGCGGACATTAACACCCTGCTGTCTATGCTGGATGCCGCAAATGCCCGCGCTGATGCCGCAGAGGACGATACCAAGCCCACTGAGGACGAGGATGACAACCCGGATGGTTCCAACAGCCAGCTGAACCATGATAGCGCCAGCGCTATTGCGGCGCAGGTCAGCCAGCGCGTTGAGTTGTGCCGTCTGGGAGACAAGCTGCATCTTGATGGCATGGAGACCATGCCGGTCATGCAGGCAAAGAAAAAGGTCGTGCACGCCGTTATCCCGGGTATGCGCTTGGACGGCAAGAGCAGTGCCTATATCAACGCCGCTTTCGACATCGCCAAGGAGAAAATCAACGGTCGCAAGAGCGTGGCGGACCAGCGTCGCCAGATTTTCAATGCGGATTCCGCAAATGCGGCCGTCCGTGATGCCGGCAAGAAAAACGACCCTGCTGCGGCTCGCAGCCGCATGATTCAGCGTCACGCTGCTGAAAAGGAGGACTAAGTTATGAACATGGCTGTACAGATGAACTACGGCGAACCGAGCCGTGGCATTCCCGGTCTGCTTTATGACCGCGCAAACTACGAGGCCGTCACTCGCCGGAATGGCGCTGATGATGGCAAGATGTTCTTTGGTCTCGGCGTTGTGCAGGGCGCAGAGCCGGGCAAAGATATTACCCTGCCGGCTACCGGCGCAACCGTCGATAAGTTTGAGGGCGTTGTGATGTACAGCGCCAACACCGAAATGGATGATGGTGGTGCCGTTCTCCTGCACAAAGGCCAGATTCTGGATGTTTGTCAGTCTGGCAAGCTGTGGGTGCAGCTGGTTGATTCTGTGGAACCTGCCTATGGTCAGCCGGTATATCTGGTGATTGCCGGTGATGATGCTGGCAAGTTCACTCCGACCAAGGGCACCAATCTGGCTGTCAAGGCTCGCTTCATCGGTGCGGCACAGAACGGCATCGCACCTGCCCAGTTCGTAGAGCAGCTCTAAGGAGGTATAACCCATGTCTAAGTTTAATCCCTTTGACCCCGCAAACGGCTACAGCGAGGAGGATCGCGCTGCCCTGTCCGGCAAGTGCTCTTCTCTTATCAATGAGGCCTATAAGAACCCGTTCCCCGGTGCGGTTCTTCGCATGGATGCTGCTGACAATGCAGGCATCTTCTTCGCCAAGCAGCTGGCGCATGTCAAGACCAAGGCGTACGATAAGGACTTCCCGGAGCTGTCCGGCCTGAAGATCTTCCCTCAGACCAGCGAAACCGATGAGGGAGCTGCGTATATCGAATACTACAGCTATGAGCCGGTTGGCTTTGCTGATGTTATCGCCAACTACGCCAGCGACCTGCCCCGTGTCGATGTGAAGGGTACTCCCCATCGTGCGGAAATTGTCAACATCGGTGACAGCTACGGCTACAACGTGCAGGAACTGCGTGCCTGCCGCCGCAATGCGGTTCTGGGCGTTATGAAGTCTCTGGACTCTGCGCGTGCTGAAGCGGCCCGCCGGGTGTATGATGTCAAGGTGAATCACCTGATTTGGCACGGCGACGAGAAGACGGGCATCATCGGCGTTCTGTCCTCCGGCAATAATATCCCTATCTATACCCTGCAGAACGGTGCAGCCGGTAAGGCCGACTGGGCATCCAAGACCGCAGACGAGATTGCGGCCGACATTGCCGGCATCCTGAACTACATCGACACCCTGACCCAGAATGTGGAGCACCCGGACAGCTGGGTCATGCCCAACGACCTGTACACCAGCCTGAACCTGCGCCGCATCGATGGCACCGGCGAATCCGTTCTGTCCTACATCAAGGATCACACTCCCCAGATTAAGAACTGGGAAGTTGCTGGCGAACTGTCCAAGGGCAACAAGGACTACAACAGCACTGGCAAGAACATCGGCCTGCTGTACACCAAAGACCCGGACAAGATGTCCCACGAGGTTCCCATGGCTTTCCTTCAGCACGCGCCGCAGGATCGCAATCTGGAAATCGTTATCAACTGCGAGGGCCGCGATGCAGGCATGATGATTCCTTATCCGCTGTCCGCCTGTCTGGTCTACGGCCTGTAAGAAAGGAGTAACACCCCATGAAGATCAAAAACATTTCCGTGAAGCCCATCTGTATCGGCGATGCGTCCATGCTGCCGGGCGATACTGCAGAAGTTGGCGAAACCTTTGCTGACACTGTTGGCTTTTATATCAGCATGGGGCTGATGCAGGAGGTGCAGGAGAAGAAGGCGCGCAAGGCCAAGGCTGAACAGGAGCCTGCTTCCGATGCTTCCGCAGAGGCTGAATCCTGATGGACGCCGTCGATGTGGCCGCAATCACCAAAATCGTAAAGATGGTGGGTGCTGAGTTTAAGGCTATGCCGGACGATGACATTTCGTTCTGGATTGGTCTGCAAGCACCGGTTATTTCGCAGAAAAAATTCGGTGCGGACTATAATCTGGCAGTGGCGCTTTTGGTGTGTCATGCTATGAAAATGGCAGGCAATGGCGATAACTCCCTTGGAACCATTGCAAACACTGGGCGTCTTGCCAGCGTATCCGAAGGTGGCGTGAGCATATCCTTTGCCACCAGCACCGCCGGGGCCACCGGAGATGCTGAGTACCAGCTTACTTCCTACGGCTTGCAGTTTATTTCGATTCGGAACCGGCATATCGTGCCTATCATGATTCGATAAGGAGGCCTGCCCATGGCGATAGCCAATGACATCGGCCTTGACCTGACGCCAGAGGGAAGAGCGGCGATGGAGCGCCTGAACGAACTGTCCAATGTGACCATAGAGGTTGGGTATCAGGCAGACCAAAAGGCGGCTGACGATGAAACATCGCTGGCCGAGGTCGCCTACTGGAACCACTACGGAACCCTCCACAAAGACGGTTCGGTGATGATTCCTGCCCGTCCTTTTATGGACACCATCAAAAAGCACTCGGAAGAACTGGCAGAGTTTTCGCAGCAGGCTCTGTCCTCATTGGAAACAGCTGATGCGGTTTCCAATGCGATTGGTTCTCAGGCAAAGTCCATGATTCAGGATGCAATCAAAGATGAGGAATGGGCACCCAATGCGCCCATCACCATCGAGGGCGGCTGGATGATGAACGAATATGGCAAGAAAGGCCCGGTGCCTGTGCATATTAAAGGGAAGAGTTCCACGAAGCCCCTGATTGATACAGGTGCCTTGCGTCAGAATTGCCAGTACGTTATCAAGAAAGGAAAGAAATGAACATCTTTAAGCAGATGTACACCGTGCGCCGCTACAAGGGCACCAGCTGGGATAGTGGTACGTCCGAAACAACTTACTCGGATATGCAGCTCCCACTTGATGTGCAGGCCAAAACGCGCCGCAATCAAGATGATGCTTCCGGCCGCTCTACGACCGGCGTTCTGACTGTGTATAGCGATGTCCAGCTTCTTCCTACGGAACCGGATAAACAGACAACGGGAGATCGTCTGCTTTACATGGGGCAGTGGTACGCCTGCAAATCGTCCATCTACTGGGGAAACACCATCCTGAAGCACTGGATATCAGAGTTTGAAGCTGTTGAGGGCGAGAAAGGGGAGAATGCCAATGACACCAGCTGAGTGCCGCGAGGCGGTTCGGCTCATGTTTGTGGAACTGTACCCCCATTGCACAGTGATTTACAGCTATCCCAATTCCGTTCGTCCACCGCTTCCGTATGTCGTTCTTGACTTTGAACGCATCGAGCTGGTGAACTCGTTTGAGTACGTCAAGAACGGGATTCTTTGGCAGGAAAAATGCAAGCGCATTCCGTTTTCTGCTGAACTGGTCACCGAGAGCAAGACGGAGCACGCTGCCGGGGTGAAAAAAGTTAGTTTGTCAACGGTCGTGGACGACCTTGAACAAGCTATTCAGTTCTTTGATAGCCAATACGCAGGTGACAAAATGCGCGCCATGAATATCACGGTATGCACGGAAGGGTCACCTGAACCAATCCATAACAGCGCGCCCGGCGTAGAGAGGGCGCGCTGTTCTTTTTATGTGGATTTTGTGCAGCGTACTAAGGAGTACGCTGCCTTGGCTCCGATTGACGGCGAGTATTCGGAAGACCATGCCAGTGCAGCATCCAAAAAAGTTGCAGACATGGAAGCCGGATGGTTTGATGAAGTCGAAGTCAAAAAAGAAATCCGAAATGAGTAAAGGAGCGAAACCACATGAATATCGACAAAATCGTTGAGGTCAATATCCAGATCTCCGAAGCGATGTCCATTGATGGTGGTTATGACACCATCCTCATTGTCGGCCCTCTGCCTAAAGCCCCCGGCGGTCGCGTTACACCTGATGTTGCCGGTTATGCGAGCTTGCAGGACCTCAAGAGCGCCGGATTCGCAGCGGACGACCCTGTGTACATTGGTGCCAGCAAGGTGTTTGGACAGTCCCCGAAGCCGCCCGCGGTAATGATCGCAGTGCAGAAGCTGTCCAGCGGCTCCACCGAAAAGGTGGATGTGACTCTTGATCGAGCCATCGGTATGCCGGGCTGGTACTGCATCTGCCCGGCGGGCATCAAGGAGGACTTCTACCAGAGCATTGCCGACTGGACAGAAGCCAATGAAAAGCTGTGTATCTGCGAGACAACCGGCATTTCGTCCTCTCCGGTATCGGATGCAATGCTTCGCACTGCGGTCATTCACGCTACCGCCGAGAACGACTGCGTGAACTGTGCTTACGCCTCCCGGTTCCTCTCCTATGACCCGGGCAGTGAGCAGTGGTGCTTTAAGTCCCTTTCCATGGTGTCTGCACAGGGACTGTCCACCACGGATATTGCAAGTCTGGAAACACGCAATATCTCGTATTACACAACTGTTGGCAGCAAAGCCATGGTGCAAGGTGGCAAGGTGAGCGGCGGCGAGTGGATTGACACCATTCGTTTCCGTGACTGGCTGAAGACCGAAATTCAGTCCAAGGTGCTGAACTTGCTTCTGGGCTTGCCCAAAGTGCCTTATACCGATCAGGGCATTGCGCTGGTGCAGAATGCTGTCATTGATGCGCTGGAAGAGGGCGTGCGTGCTGGTGGCATTGTGCAGGATGCTTCTTCCGATGATGGAGAAGCGTCTCGTGCATATACCGTCACCGTGCCGCGTGCGGCCGATTTGGATGCCGCAACTCGTAAGAGCCGCCGTCTTACCGGTGTGACATGGACAGCACAGCTGGCAGGTGCCCTGATCGCCGCGAAAATTGGCGGCACACTGAATTACTGAGAAAGGAGAACCGCTAAATGCGTGGAGATGTAACCGTTTACTCCCCGAAAAACGTTCTGTGCACCATGGGCATTCACATCGCGTCTGGTTTTACGGAGGATGGCTTTATTACCATTACTCCGCAGGGCGATGGTGTGACGGATGAATCCGGTGCAGATGGCGAAGTGGTCATTTCGATTTCGGATGATCCTCGCTATGAAATCAAGTTGGTTCTGCAGTACGGTTCCAAAACAAACAACTGGCTGCTGAAGAAGTACAACAATAACAAGCAGACCCCGGGCAGCGGCCTTTTCAATATGCAAATCAAAGATCTGGGCTCTAACCCAGATTTTACGGCGCCCAAGGCATGGGTTTCCAAGCCTGCCCCGTGCGCTTACGGTAAGACCGGCCAGAATCAGGAGTGGACGCTGCGGGCTGTTGGCAAGATGGAGCCGAAGAACTGAAAGGAGGAAACCTGATATGAAAATGAAACGCATGGAAATGCGCGACATTACGGTTGGTGAATACCAGTTTAAGATTCGCCCATTCGGTGCCAAGGATGCCACCTACATTTTTGGCGATGTCGCATCCATCATTCTTCCCATTCTGGGCACCGTTTCGGTTGCAAGCAACGACAAGGATGCCATTCACATGGAAATGTTTGAAGGGATGGACATGGACAAAGATTCGCTAGTCAAGGCACTTGGCCGCATTGATGGCAGAACATTGAGCAAGCTGGTAAATGAGCTGCTGCTGAGCCACAGCAATGTGCGCGTTTTGAATCCAGAAAATGGGGTTTATGAAGTCATGAACGAAGATGCTTATGACGAAATCTTCTGTCAGTACCTTGCTGGCATGCTTACCCTTTGTGCTGAAGTTGTTCGTCTGAACTTCAGCAGTTTTTTCAGCGATGCGAGCACCCTCTTTGGACGCCTTTTCAAAGTGCGCCATGCGGGCAGCTCGAACAGTACGGAGAGTTCGACAACGACAGAGTAACAAACCTTGAATGGATTATGTATACCCTGATTCGCGAGCGAGTGGCTTCGATGTACGAACTGACCTATGTTTATAATCTGGATGAAATGCTAAAACTTTACGACCTGATTATGATGCAGCGGGACATTGAGTACGCCAAAAGCCAAGAGGACAGAAGGGGGGATACATAAGTGGCGGCAAAGGAAACTGTAATCGGAAAGTTCGTCAATCAAATTCTGTTCAAGGTCGATAAAAGTTCTGTTGATGACGCAAAAAGCGCTATCAGCGAAGTAAAAGGCTTTGCGGCTAAAGCACTTGGCGTAATCGGCATCGGCTTTTCCTTTACTAAGCTTGCTAGTCTTGCAGAGGAATTTGGCAGTATCAACGATACCATCCGCGGGGCAACCCGCGAGATGGGAGACCAAGCGGATATCCAGCAGAAGATTCTGCAAGGGGCCCAGGATTGCCGTGAAGAATACGGGGTCATGGCCGGAGATGTGACAAAGCTGGTGCAGCTGAACAGTAAGCTGTTCCCAGTTGATGATGCTGTGAAGTTTGTTTCGCTTGTCGAAAAGCTGGAAAAAGGCTCCGGCAGAGAAGCAAATCTTGACAACACCATGAGCGTACTGCAAAAGGCTATGTCTTCGGGCAAGCTGGACAAATCTAGCTTTTCCAACTTAAAAACAGCTGCCCCAGAGGTGGTGAAAGCGATTTCGTCTGCAATGGGAGTGTCCGAAAAGCAACTCCAAAATCTGGCAGAGAGCGGAAAACTTTCCGCAAAGCAACTGAAAGAAGCGTTCTTTGCGGCGGAAAGCGACATTCAAAAGAACTTTGATGAACTCGGTTTCGGCATCGGGGACGCTCTTACTTATGTCAGAAATCAGTGGGGGCTTTGGCTTGCAGGCGCAGATGATATGCTTGGCATCACAACCAGTATTGGCAAAGCAATAAAAACCATAAGCGATTTCCTGATAGGAAAAGCACAACGGCTGACTTCGTGGCTGAAAAATATTGCCGAGAAACTTGGCGGCGTAGAACAGCTGCTGAAGCTGATCGTGATGGTCGCCACAGCTCTGTTCCTTGCAACCAACGGAAGCAAGATTTTGTCTTTCTTAGCGGGCGCAGTGAAACTCCTGCAAGGATTTAATCTGCAAACTGCCCTTGCGGCCGCAAAATGGCTCTTGCTGTTCCTTGTGCTGGAAGATGTTTTTACCTTCCTGCAGGGCGGCGATAGCGTCTTTGGACGGCTCCTGAGCGAGGCTGGTGTTGATGTTGACGCATTGAGAGAGAAAATCAGTGCGTTCTTCGAGGGAGCAAAGCAGTTTGGCCGAGACGCTCTTGATTCGCTGGGACGGTTCTGGGAGGAGCACAAAGGCTCGATTTTAGTTGTTCTGCAAGCCCTTTGGCAAGGACTGGTTGACCTGACCGCGGACATCATAACACTGGGCGGGCATCTGTTCGACCTTCTGGCTGGCTTGATTACGGGCTTTCAGACCGGAGATTGGACGCAATTCCTGACAGGCTGTAAAGAACTGTGGCAAGATTTCCTCGATATTCTGAATGGTTTGGGACGCGCTGCTTTTGGCGAAACATGGGAGCCACTGAAAGAAAGCGCACAGGCAATTTGGAATTGGCTGAAAGGATTCTTTGACTGGTTCGGCGATAAAATCACCTGGGCTAAGAACCTGTGGAACGGCGTAAAAAATTTCTTTGCCGGTGGAAATGGCGATGATGTCGATGATTCTGATGGCGGGGACGGTCCTGATAAGAATTCGCCTGGTTTTAGAGGCATGGGAGGCGGAAAATCCTCTGGTGGCAGCGGCCGCACAAGCAATGGTAAATCACCGACAGGGACGCAGACTTCCTCTGGGAGCACTGCCACAAGTAGAAATGCTGCCAGTGCATTTATTTCGGGAGGAAGGCCGGTGTCTACAACAACGGCATCACAGCGGCCGATTGCTCAAACTACGAACACCAAAAACATCACTGTAAAACAGGAAAACCGACAAAGCTACACGTTCCAAGTGTCTGATCGCAATGCCGCATCCAAACTGCAGTCTACCGTGAGTTCGCAGTCCTCGCAATCTACGAAAGATTTGGCGCATGCGCTTAATTACGGGAGGTGATGCCTGATGGAAGCGACACAGCCCGCACGCTTGGGAGATTTTGAGTTCGATGCTATCATCAAACGTCCGGAGACATTGTCCAGCAAGATCCCGGACTACGCAACGGAAGAAGGATATAGCGCCAGTGACAACATTTGTCTGGAAGCGGTGACGCTTGATGTCACAGCTGTGATTTCTAACGCGCCGATTACATGGGCGGACCGGCACCCGGCATCATCGAGCCGGGTACAGAGTGCCGTCGAGGAGTTGCGGCAGTTGTGGAAGAAAAGAACACCGATGACCTTTACGGCCGGCGGTGATAGCTATGAGAATGTCTGTATCGAAAGCGTGACGTTTCCAAAAGAGGAAAGCAACAGCGAGCGTATTGAACTGAAGTTGAAGCAGGTGTCTATCAATTCGACAGAAACTGCCAATATCAGCATAAAGTATGCTCGCGGAGGAACGTCTAAAAAGAATACTGGCGCGAGCCAGAAGAGCACCTCCACAGCAAAATCTTCCGATAGCGGAAAATCTTCTTCCCGCAGCAGCATTCTTTGTTCTGGGGCAAAAGCCATTGGATTGTTTAAGTGAGGTATAGATGATGGATTTGGAATACTATGAGATCTCTGTACCAGACCGAAACGATTCCATTATGCGCGTGAACCTTGACGAAGTATATTACAATCTTCGGCTGACATGGAACGCATACGGCGGTTTTTGGATGCTTAGCATCTACGATGCAGAAATGAATATTATCCTCGGCATGGCGCGGCTCGTGCCGGGGACGATTTGGAATTTCTACTATCAAACCCAAGGAGGTCCGCCGGGTGTCCTTGGCGTTGAAACGGAGCAGGAAACAATCGGCCGCAATGATTTTGTGGACGGAAGGGCAAAACTGCTATACCTTCCCGCAAAACAGCTTGGAGCGTGACAGATGGACATCTGGGATAGACAGTACCGAGTAAGAATCGGGAAAAATAATTCTGTTGGCCGTGAAATCGGAAAGCCTAACGAAAAAACGAAGAGGACTATCCGATGTTCCTTTTCCTGCGAAATTGGTGATAGTTCAAGTTCTAATACGGGAAAAATCACACTTTGGAATCTGGCAGATGAAACCTTGCGCCTTTTGGAGCAGGAAGATTGCCTGATTGAACTGCGTGCTGGATATGGCGATGACCTGCCCGTTATTATGGGCGGTTCTCTGACGTGTTTTGAAACCGAAACAAACAGCGCGGATCGACAGACCACAATTGAGTTTGTGGATAGCTTTACATCCGCACGAGATACAACGGTGAGCCTGAGTTATTCGGGTGTTGTGAACGGAGAAAAAATCGTCAGGGATGTTGCTCAAGAAATGGGGTGCGAAGTTAAGCTTTCTCCCAAAGCTAAAATGATCGACTTTAAGAATTTTGCTTTTGTTGGCACAGGAAAGACGCTTATCGGGCGGCTGTGCGATAGAAGCAAGCTTCGCTGGAGCGTTCAAAACGGAATCGTTCAAATATGTGCTCTGGATGAACCTCTAACGATGGCGGCTTATGTCCTTTCGGCTGATTCCGGCATGATTGGTTCACCGAAGCCTTTCTTTGAATCCGCATCGACCAGTAGCAAATCTTCGACGAGCAAGAACGCGAGTTCCAATACGACCAAAAGAAAGGCCAAAAAAGGCATTGAAGTTACATATTGCCTAAATGGCCATATTCAGATTGACGATTATGTGAAAGTGGAATCCAGAGAGTACAAGGGGAACTACCGAGCGTCAAAAATCAGGTTCACCGGCGATACGGAGGGCGACGATTGGCAATGCGTTGGGCAGTTTGTGGAGGTGAAGTAGCGTGGATCAGGACTTCCGCGATGCAGTCGTGAGCATCATCGACCAGTACATGAGGGATAATATCCACACCTCGGCACCTGCTAAGGTCGGTAACGTGTCCGAAAACTTCACTGCTGAACTAACGCCGGATTTGAAAGTAACGACCGATGATGATAGGGAAGTACCTTACCCTAAAATCTCGGGCACGGCCATCCTGATGCCTACCGGAGCGGGCGGCACAATCGGGTTTGCCTTTCCTGTGCATTCCGGGGATGGATGTGTGGCTATTTTCGGAGAGGGCGGCTCTGGAACGGACTTGAAGTGGGACTTATCCAACGCAACCTTGCTGCCGGGCTTGCCTGCATCGTCTAGCGAGCAGGTTAAGCGTGCCGGCAGTGAGGACGCAGCAGTTGTTTTTGCGCCGACTGCGACCATCACCGTCAAGAAAGACAGCATCGAACTAAAGAAGAAAGATACTGTTGTCACGATGAAAGATGATTCTGTCACTGTAAAAAGGGGAGCGTCGGAAATCAAAGTGACCAATGGGAGCATTGAGTCAAAAAACGGAGGCACTTCGGTTGAGAAACTTCCTGCAAGTGTGAAAATTATCACAGCGACCGTTGATGTGACTGGCAATGTGAAAATAAAAGGAAATGTTCAGGTTCAGGGCAATGTGGATATTTCTGGAACGCTGACACTTGGCGGTATCGTGATGAATACGCATACTCATGCGGGTGTGCACGGGTTGACAGGAGGTCCGCAGTAATGGCATTGAAAGACCTTGCGCTTGCGGCTGATGGAGATTTGCTCATCAACGAAACCGGCGATTTTGAAATCATCAATGCCGTTCGGCAGGGTGTGCAAATTCGTCTGCGCTGGATCAAAGGAGAATGGGTGTTCAATACCGCTATGGGCACGCCTTACTTTGAAACAATCCTTGTGAAGGTTCCGAATAGAGCCTTGATCGAGAAGGCCCTGCGAGACCAAATCCTTGCCGTTGATGGCGTAACAGGGGTGGGCGCCATCAACCTTATAAAGGATGCAAAGACCAGAACGCTTCGAGCGTCTTTTACCGCGACCACCACCGAAGGAGAAATAGAAAGCGAGGTGGAACTGTCCCATGTCGGACTACGGAGTGACGGATAAGGGCTTTCAAATGCGCCGACTGGATGAAATTTACACCGACATCTGCAAAAGGTTTAAAGACGAGGTTGGAGTTGACCCATCGGAGAACCCACAAAGCGTGATGAACGTCCTGTTTACAATTTTTGCGGATGCCCCGGCAGAACTCTGGGAGGCTTATGCTGCTGCATATCAGCAGCTTTTCCCCAATACGGCCTGCGGCGTTGCGTTAGATAACGTGATGCAGGTGGGCGGGGTGAGCCGCATTGGACAGGCCAAAACTAAGTATTTTATCTCTTGTACTGGCCAAGAGGGAACGGTCATTCCGGTTGGCGCTTTAATTCAGTCGAGCAGCCGACCGCAACGTACTTTTCAAGCGGTCAGCGCATCCATAATCTCCAGCGCAAACTGGAGAAAGCTGGCGATTCGTCCGATTGAAAGCATTGCAGGAACCTTTACGTTTGATTTTGGCGTTTCTCGCAATGCGACCAGCGGAGAAGTTGGAACCTATGCAGAAAGTTCCAGCGTCACAAAGAAAATGACCGTGTCCTCGTATGACGATGCGTACTCGCAGATGCTTGCGGCTGTCCAGTCCTTTGATGCCTTGGTAAAGTTTGGCATCACTGTTTCGGACGAAACTGACGATCAAGGAGAGCATTCAATCGTTTTGACTGCATCGGGCGCCGCTGACAGCTTTTCGGCAACGTTGTGCAAGTACATTACGGTTACGGAAGTGACCAGCAATATCCAGTTTGAAAGCGCGGAATATGGTAGCTATGTGCTGGCTGATGGCGTTATCACGCAGATTGTTACTACCGTGGACGGTTGGACAGCCTGCACCAATGATATCACGCCGATTAAGGGTCGGCTGACCCAGACAGATACCGAGGCCAGAACAAGTTATACAAACCGTGTCGCAAGCCGTGGCACCGGCACGGTTGCGAGCATCGTTTCACTTTTATACAGCGATGTGGAGGGCGTGACCTTTGCGGCCGGATACGAAAACTACAATGATACGACCGATGCGGCGGGCAGACCACCGCACAGCATTGAAATTGTGGTTCAGGGCGGCACTGACGAAGACGTGGCCAATATCATCTGGAAGAACAAGGCGGGCGGCATCCGTGCATACGGAAAGCATTATGCTTACGCTACCGATGTCAACGGCAATCGGCAGTATTTGGAATTCACTCGCGTGAATGACATTTATCTACTGCTTTCTATTACGGTTACGAGTTCTGGCGGACTGGACGATGATTATGCAGCGAGAATCAAATCTTTGCTGATGGAGGAGAATCTTTCGGCGGGTGCAACGATTCGTTTGCAAAAATTCATTCGTCCCATTATGGAGAACGTGTCCGGTGTTGATTATATCGAAATCAGGGGCTTGCTGAGCGAAAAGCCTGAAATTGAGACGGTTGTCGATAGCTCTATGCTGACCGGCATAGTACCAGTTCAGATCAATCAGCAGCCCATCATTAGCATGAGCGGCATCCGGGTGGTGAAAGCATGATTGACGCTTACAAGGAAATGTATGGTAAGCTGCCAATGCAGTTTCAGTTGGAATCCTTTGAAGAAAGCAAACTGGGTGATTATATCTGCGACACCGTAGATGATCTGAAGGACTTACCTGAAGATTGTGAGATGGGGAGCATCGCCAGAATTATTGCCCCGCCTGCAATCTACCGAAAGAACTCGGACGGAAAATGGATTTTACAGTTTTTCAGCAAGGGGGTGTCCTAATGGGTTATGAAGTCCTAAAAGAAATGCCTCTCAGCGTTGAAAAAATGTCAAATTTGGACGGCATCATTTGGGCTGTTGCGCCGGAGTACGAAAATGCCTCTTTGTTCCTTGGGGGGCTGGAAAAACTGAACGATTTTGATAGCTGCACGGGCGTTTGGCTTGATCGGCTTGGACAACTAGTCTGTCTGACCCGTCAGCAGGCTGGAGCGATGATTGGAAGCCGAGAACTTGCAGACGATGATAATATTTATCGCGTTTGCCTGAAGTATAAGGCTTTTGTCAATTCCTGCCGATGCACGCCGGATGAAATCATCGAAGCAACCAAAATTATTTTCGGTGCAACACAGGTGGTTTATAGTGAACGACGAGACACGCCGGCAACAATCTTTCTTTCGATTTCAGCACCGTTTTCCGATATGGTCATGTCTATTCTAGGAACGCATGACCTTATTGTGCGTCCTGCGGGCGTAAAGGTTCGCGTGGACTGCTCGACAGAGGATGCGGAAACCTTTGGCTTTGTGGATCTCAATCCGCGAGTTGCAGGTTTCGGCGAAGGAAAGTTTGCACAGTCCATCAATTAACTGGGGGTGATTTATTATGGCAGAAGGTCGCGCCGGGGCGCTTGAAGATTATGCAACTGTGGCGTTTTCGATGTCTGGCGTGAAGCAAGACATTTCGCTGGAGGATTGGAAGGGCGGCTGGGCTTCTATTGTCGGTGGCCTGAACGGAAAACCAACAAGCCAGCAGTTCAACATGGTCACGTATATTTTGAGTGCCTTGCTGAATCAGGCTATTTCTGACCTGTCTACTGTCAAGAGGACGGCAAACAGTGCAATGCCTAAGAGCGATTTTACGGCGAAGCAGATTGTGTCCCTGCTGGCAGCATACGGACTGATGAAAGGCTGCGATGCCGATACGGTTGATGGTAAGCACTCGAATGCTTTCGCACCATCTACGCATGAGCATTCGGCAAGCCAGATTACAAGCGGAAACCTTCCAATTGAACGCGGCGGTACGGGTTCTGGCACCGCCGCTGATGCCTGCAAAAACCTTGGCGCAATGCGCAATGCGGGCGGCACTTTCACCGGAACGGTGCATTTTGCAAACGGCACGGTACATTATGTGACATCCACAGGTGATGCACACTTTAAGTCTTTGGCGGTGTCGGGTGATATTTCCGCGCAGCGTGTCTACGATGCGGTCTACAACGACTATGCAGAGTTCATGCCGCGTGGTGAACAGACCGAACCCGGCGATATTATCGCTCTGGATACTGGGAGCCAGACAGAGCGGTATATCAAGGCCACGAACCTATCTGACCGAATTGCAGGAATTCACACGGATGAGTATGCAATGCTCATTGGTGGAAATAAAGTGGCTAAAGGGCAGGATTTTCTTGAGGAAAACCTACCCTCTTTCATTCCTGTGTCACTGGCCGGTCGTGTTCACGCGAAAGTGGTTGGACCTGTCCATACAGGCGATTACATCGTTCTATCCAGCACGCCAGGCGTTGGACGAGCCGTTGCCCCGTGCGAATCTTATCCGGCATACAAAATCGTTGGATACGCCTGCGAGGGCGATGACCGCACTGATCTACGGCTGGTTAAGGTGAGAGTTGGTGGCGCGTAATGGTTAAGAGAAGTGAAAAATTCTACCCAATCGACTACACGGAACTCAAAAGGCAGCTTGATGCCGAGCTCAATCGGCGAGGCAAAAGCGAAGGGGCTGGACAGGGACAGAGTGTAGGAAGCGTGTCTGCGCACATACAGAACTATTCCGCTGTACCAGAGAGCGGCGCATATATAGTGGCGGAGCATATCCAAAAAATCACGAACCCTCTTTCTGCTATCACCGGGAGTTCAATCACTCCCGAAAACGGAAGCAAGGTTACTGCGGATGTGCTTTCAAAAGCCGCGGCTGTTCTTAGCCAACTTTGCGCTATTCCAGAAAACGCTGCATCCAGCGGATGCGCTGGAGCTTGCTCCGGGCTCTGCACAACAGGCTGCTACTCTGCTTGCTTCAGCTGTACCGGGTCGTGCTCTGGAGGATGCACCGGTTCGTGCACAAAGAGTTGCGCCGATGACTGCACTGGGTCATGCACCGGATCTTGCACAAGCACTTGCATTGGATCCTGTACGGGCTCGTGCACGACGTCATGCGCAGACAACTGTTCCAGCACTTGCAAAGGTGGTTGCACTGGTGGATGCACTGGCAGCTGCAAAACCACCTGTGTTCAGACATGCGCAAACGACTGCGGCGGAAGCTGTACAGGAACGTGTACAGGAACGTGCACTGGAAGCTGCACAGGAGGATGCACAGGAGGATGCAACACAACTTGCACACAGTCCTGCGCAAATAGCTGTTCGTCCGGCTGTAAGGGGTCTTGCTCTGGCGGGTGCGAAGGGTCTTGTGATGGTTGCTCCTCAACCTGCTCCGGCGGATGTAGCGCAACTTGCAAAGACAACTGTGATTCTCAGTGCGTGTCATCCTGCAAGGCAAACTGCGGAGGCAACTGCGGTGGAACGTGCCAGTTTTCCTGTATCGTAAGCTGCGGAAAATCTTGTGATAACACATGCAACAGTACTTGCGGCACCACCTGCGGAGAATACTGCAAGGCATCCTGCGATACGTCTTGTACAGGATGCACGGCAACGTGTGCGGATGATTGCACCGGAAGCTGCAAAAGCGGATGTGGCGGAAGTTGCACTGGCCCGCTCTTTTTTCAAGGATAGACGAGGAGAGCAATATGGAAACTACAGTTCATTATGCAATAAACTCAGATTCAAGCACTGAAGCGTCGTACCTCCGCAATCTGCCCCTTATCAAGCTGCTCCAGCAGGAGCCGGTTGATGTGGAGGACTGGGGGATGCTTCTTTCGGTAACTCCCAACGGAGAAGACAAGCTGTTCTGGTGTCTTGGCTATATCGGCGCCCTTTGCGCTCTTGATGCTACCGATTTTGACAGCTGGTTCATCTACTGCCTTACGGTCGTGGAATCGGCGCTTAATGCTTGCGAAATCAAGAACACTCCTGACGAGCGCAAGAACTTGCTTGCACTTGGGCTGGCAGCGAGAACATTCAATTTTTCCGCAAATCCTGTCACAAAGCAGATGAAATGCGGAGACACTCTGCGCAGCGTCTCCGAGTATTCTTGCTCTGAGGATGCAGATATCTTCGCTATGTGGTACGTCCTGCGCACGCTTACCGAATACTTGCGCTTGGACTTCAACAACAACCTTCGCGCTCTTACCTCTGCACTTGGAGCGATGAACAAAATCCGTGCACGCTACACTCAGATTGCGGAAAGACTTCCCAAGATGGACGCTTGCTGAGAAAGGAGCAAACTGTGAAAGTTATCGCGTTGAAACCAGAAGAAAGCGAAACCTTAGAACGGGCTTTCTATGAAGCGGACTCCTACGAGAGGCTTATTTCTGTCCTTGGCCGACATCTGAATACAGAGGCGAGCGCCGACGCTAAAGATATCATCGTGCACTATGCGGAACCGTGCCGCGCATCTCAGATGAAGCTCAAAATGGTGCAGGATACGATCATTTCGCGCTATATAGATCCTAACGATGGCATCAAAAGCTGTTGGTTCGATATTGCCCGAGGGGAGGTACATCTCCTTGACCCGTAAAAGACACGAAGACTACTCCAACATGGTACAACGGTTATACGCGGGCGATGATATTTCTGCAAATCACGCGCTCTGCAGAAATATCACCTTTCAAGTAACAAGCGGGTGCAATCTGCGGTGTTCATATTGCTATGAGCACCACAAAGGCGCTGAGCACATGAGTATCGAAACGGGTCGAAAGATCGTGGACTATCTGCTTGATCTGTATGAACAGGGTGACTCCGACTTCATCAACCGCAACACCAGAGCTGTTGTTCTTGATTTCATCGGTGGCGAGCCCCTGCTCGAAGCGGAACTCATAGAACACATCTGCGATTACTGGTTCTCGGAGTGCTACCGCAGATCCGTCCCGCTCGCTCCCTTTACCAGAATATCCTTTGCTACGAATGGAAAGCTCTGGTTCAGTCCTGAAGCGCGGCACCTTTTTGACAAGTACCACGAAATGATGTCTGTGACCATCAGCATTGATGGCGTTCAAGAACTGCACGATAAGTACAGAGTGGACGAGCACGGAGTCGGTAGTTTTTCTCTGGCATGGAGCGCATTTCAGGATGCGAAGCACAGATTTGGCTGGCTAAACTCAAAAATGACCTTCGTTCCGGGCTCTTTCCGGTATATCGCAGACAGCATCAAAATGATGCTGGACGAGGGATGCACCGATATTGCGTGCAACTACGCATACGAGCCAGTCTATACGCCAGAGGACGGAAAGCTGCTTTACGAGCAGATGAAGACTGTTTCTGACTACATCGTTTCCAAGCAGCTTGACGTTTCCATCACCATGTTAGATAGCATCCTCGGTGGTAAAACCACAAGCGACACCAATTTTTGCGGCGGAACGGGAGCGATGATGTCATTCGCTCCTGATGGATCTGCGTACCCCTGCATCCGGTATGCACCTATCAGTATTGGCGAGGAAAAATCGAAGAAAGTTCGCTTCGGCAGCGTCTATGACGGTCTGTATACCACGGATGCCCAACGTCAGACAAAAGCTGAACTTGATGCAATCACCCTTACATCGCAGTCCGAACAGAAGTGTATTGACTGCCCCGTATCTGCCGGCTGTGGCTGGTGTTCTGGTTTGAACTACGAGATGTACGGCACGGCCAATAAACGTTTTACAGGCATCTGCTGGGCTCATAAAGCTCGCGTGCTTGCAAGTGCATACTATCATAACCGTCGGTACACCGAAATAGGGGATTGCCTTCCCATCAAGGCCGCGCTGCCTCAAGCTGATGCTCTCGAAATTTTGTCTGCTGCCCAGTATCAAGAATTTCTCGAAATCGAAAGAGCGGCCCTTCTGGAATTCGCTGATGAAAACGGAATCAGCTGAAAGGAGAATATATGGCGATTCTGATTGCAAGTACCCTGCTGGAAACTGAGACCGAAGCGTGGTACTCATTCTATGTGGACACGATGGAAGATGTCAAAGGACTGCCTACGAGCAAAAGCACAGGTTCATCGTACAAGGTCAAGAAATTCGCAAAGCCGGCCAGTCAGGCATACTGCATCGAAATGGCAGCGCAGTACGTTTTGGATGGAGCTGATGAATGGCGGTTGCTCTACGCGATCCGCGATGATGTGGCAGATGCAATTTTGAAAAACGTCGAAGAAATCAAGCGGCTGGTAGCCAATACCAGCGCTTCAGAGCAGGCCGCAGCGCAGAGTGCATCTGCCGCGAATGCCAGCGCAATCGCGGCCAGTAAGTCCGAAAGAATCTCCACGGAAAATGCGTCTTCTGCGGCGGCAAGCGAGCGTGCATCGAGGGATAGCGCGGCAGACGCTCGAACATCCGAAGGAAATGCGCTGAACTACATGAACCGGACAGCGGACATTGCCAATCAGGTGGCGGGATCGGCGGCGTCTATCAATTTTGCATTCGGACCGGATGCCGATGGCCGTTTCTCCTTTTTTGTCCGCAGGAGCAGTTAAAATCACGGATTCCGTGATTTTCTAACAAAAATCAGATTTACAGATGTTGCATGGCTATAATCTGGAAAGGAGTTTCTATGTTCAAAGTTATGCAGCAGTATGGAACCGCAGCCCAGCCGGCCACGGTGTACTACTGCGACGATGAAGCAGATCTGCAGAATATCAAATCTGCACCGATGGGGGCGCAAGCACTGGTTATCCACACAGGCAATATCTACATAGCCGATTCTACCGGGAAGTTCTACCCGATGTAAGGATGGTGGCGTATGATTGATATTTTGACCTACGCAATCGCTCGCAGGAAATCAGCAGCAAAATTGGATGAACTGTATAGTCAGACAAAAGCTGTTGCGGATGCGGCGAAAGATAGTGCAGAGACCAGCAAGGCCGCTGCCGAGACATCGAAGGATCTGCTGAACAAGACGACAGCTGCGGCCCAGCAGGCTGCGGCAAGCGCTGCTTCTGCAAGCTATGCACTTGGCCCGGACGAGAGCGGCCGACTGTCGTTTTTCATCAAGAAAAGCACCTAAAAGGGGGTATAAGAAATGGGTGACACATGGGAACTTATCAATCATCCTATGAGCGATGAAACCGGTCTGGAACTGGCCGCTCAGATGAAACGCCAAAATGACATTTTGGCAGGCATTGCTGCTGGTACTGCCGGCGCAGAATTCGTGGATGCAACATTCCGCGGTCTGCTGGATGGCAAAAATACCACAGAAATCTTCTGGAGCTGGTGGCCGCTGTCTGCCGGTGATGGCGTGACGAAGTATCAGCGCCTGGAACGCTTTGCGAAAATGCTCGCAGAGAGCGCTCGCAGCAAAACCTACACCGTTCGCTTCTACAGTGATGATGTGAGTGGTGATTACACCGGCACCCCGCTGGATGATCTGGCAGACGGGCGTGAAGCGGCTCCGCTTCTGACTGACACCAGCCCGGAAACCGCAGACTGGACGGAAGAGGATCCTTTCACATGGTACATTCGCGCCAATGCGCTGTCCTTGGAAGATGGCACCATGAACGTGCTGGCAGTTGAGGGTGAAACCGGGTTTGACCTTTCCGGCGAAACCGCACCCGTTTACTGCTTCGCTCTGTCCTTGATGCTGAAGGAGTGGGAGGATGGCGCCTACATCTATAACAGCTGGCGCACCTTCTCCGGTGGCGGTTATGAACCTATGGCTGGTGATGTAGCCCCGGATAAGAGCCGCCGCTGGCTGACATGGCATCCTGCTTTCTACGGCGGTAAAAATTCCAAGGGCGGCATGACCAGCGGTGCTGGACTGCCCCCGATGCCGTGGACAAGCGCCAACGCTGCCATCCCTCTGGCTCGTAAAATCACCGCTTATGATGCCCTGTGGACTGACTGCGACCAGCAGTATGTTCTGGCCCAGTGGCGGCTGCGCCATTGGACGCTGAGCAACAGCGGCAAGCTGGAGGGCTGCACAGTCTACAGTTACCAGTATACCCCCGCTGCGGCCGAAACTGGCGTAAAGCGGGTGCTCGTAACAAAAGCGCAGGGTGCAAACTTCATTGTTGGCTCTGCCGTTTGCATGGGTGAGCGCGGAGAAAACACCAGCACTGATCGCAATTTGTCCTACAATCACGATATTTTCAACTGGGCAAAGATTTCCAGCATTACCAATGTGACCGTGAACGACACCGAGTATGCGGCTTTGAACCTTGAGCTGGATGCTCCCATCAACACTACGACCACGATGCTGGTATCTACTATGCCGTGGGAGTCCGGCACGACAGAGTGCGTGCCGGGTCATAGTGATGGATGCCGCGGGAGCCTGACCAACGGCAAATATCCGTATCGCGTGGCTGGCATTGAGATGCAGATTGGTGCTTACATCGAACAGCTTGACCCTCTGTGGAAGGCCAGCATTGTGGATGATGACCACTGGCACTATGACGTGTTCTCCTGCAAGAGCGGTGAAAAGCAGGTCGGTTCTATTTCTTCTGACTATGCCCAGACCGGCTCCTTTGACCTGAACGACAAGGCGGCATGGTCGTGGCACTATATCCGCAAGCTGGGCAAGCTGGGCGCAGAAGCCATGATGTATGAAAAGTTCAATGGCAGCGGTTCTACCTATGTACGGGCTGCGTTTCATTCGCCCAGTTCGGCTGGCCTGTACGCCCCGTGGCGCGGTGGCGGCCTTGTTGGCGGTGCTTACTGCG